ATTATTAGTAAAGGCACGGCGTCAACCGGATGGTCTGTTAACGTTACTTCTGGAAACAAACTTCAGTTTAGCTACACTGCGTCCAACTTAACCGGCGCTACGTCATTGTCTTCCGCAACTTGGTATTACTTTGCCGTTGTTCGGTCTGGTAGCGCCACCGGGAACTTGAAAGTTTATCTTAACGGAACAGCAGACGCGACCAGCGGCGGCGCGGTGACGGATAACTTAAACCAGACTAGCATCCTATATGTTGTTGCAGACCGAATTGGAACTAGTCCTTTGAACGGATACCTGCAAGACGTTCGCATCACCAAAGGCGTTGCCCGGACCATCACAACGCCAACAACAGCATTCCTAACGAGGTAATTATGCAACTTGCTAATAAAGATTTTATTATTAAAGACCATACAGAATGGTGGCCTAACACTTCTTTTGGTGATCGTGGCCCGACTCTAGACTGGATTGCAGAACAAGGATATTATGTAATTACGGTTTGGAAACCTTATAATCACGCAACAGAAAAATTGGTGTCTGCTGCTCCGCATCTGTATGACGGGATGTGCTGCCTAGTTAATGTGGAACCTTTAACTGCTGAAGAACTACAAGCCAAAATTAACACTCAATGGATTGTAATCCGTAGCCAACGCAATCAAATGTTAAAAGATACAGATTGGACCCAATTAATTGATTCTCCAGTAGACAAAGAAACTTGGGCCGCTTATAGACAAGCTCTTCGTGATATAACCAAACAAACTGATCCATTCAATATTAATTGGCCTACACAACTTTAAATAAAATATGTCATCATTACGCGACAGAACACTAGGGAAAGTTTTGACTACATCTAGTCAAGATATTTACATTATTCCTAATAGTTTTATTTCTCATATGGATAGTATTGTTATTGCTAATATAACTAGCAGTAGCGTTACTTTTACTTTACAATGGTATTCTTCTAATGATAATGTAACGTATAGTATGTTTTATAACAGTGTATTACCTGCTAATACCACTGTTCAAATTACAGATCCTTTAATTTTACAAGCAGGAGATAAACTTAAAGGATTGGCTAGTGCAAATAGTTCTGTTAATATTACTCTTCGTGTTCAAGAAGAATATTCTGTGGTTAATTAAGGAAGAAAAATGGTAAAGAAAAATTGGATTGCAGACGCTATTGAAAAACCGGGTGCTCTTCGTAAAACTTTAAAGATGAAAAAAGATGAAACTATTCCTACAAAACTTCTGGAAAAAGCTGCAAAAGGTAGTGGAAAGACTGCTAAACGCGCAAGGCTTGCTATCACGCTTAAAGGAATGAAACATGGCTAAAGAACTTAATGAGAAGCAAAAAAAATTTCTCTCAGTTTTGTTTGACGAAGCTGGAGGCAACCCTCTAATTGCTAAACAACTTGCTGGATATACTAAAGACTACAGCACTAGAGAAGTTGTTAGCGGTTTAAAAGAAGAAATTGCTGAAGCTACACAGCTATACATTGCTATGAATGCGCCTAGAGCAGCAGCAGCAATTGTTAGTGGTATAGTGTCGCCCACAGAATTGGGTATTAAAGAAAAACTTAACGCCGCTAAAGATATGCTTGATAGAGCTGGCTTTACTAAAACAGAAAAAGTGCAGGTTGAAAGCAGCAATGGTGTTATGATATTGCCTAGTAAAGATACTTCAGACGATTAAGGAGATTTATGGTTGAAAGAGGACTGGGAAAGTGGATATTACCCCAACCTAAAAACAAAGAATATGTAAAAATACCAAGGATAAGTAGGACAATTCCTTTTGGATATAAAGTGGAACATAAAGACGATGAATGGCTTACTCCAATTCCCTCAGAACTTGAGGCTTTAGAACAAGCAAAAAAACATCTTAAACAGTATTCATTAAGGGAAGTGGCTAATTGGTTAGCAACACTAACTGGACGTCCTATTTCCCATGTTGGTTTATCAAAAAGAATAAAAAGTGAGCAATCCCACAAAAGAAAGTCTACAACGTACCGCAACATTGCCCGCAAATATCAAAAAGCCCTCCAGAAAGCGGAGCAGTACGAAGAAAGAATCGGAACCAAACCCCCAGAGTTCTTTGAGTCCGACATCTGGAAGTCCATCAATAGTTTTGACCCCACCAGAGAATATTAAAGAGAAAGAGCAAACACAAAATGTCATCTTCAAACCCAACGCAGGACCGCAAACTTCATTCTTGGCAGCTAATGAAAGAGAAGTATTATATGGCGGTGCGGCAGGGGGCGGTAAGTCGTATGCAATGTTGGCTGATCCCTTACGTTATTTGGGCCACCCTCAATTTTCTGGTCTTTTGTTACGCCACACAACAGAGGAACTCAGAGAACTAATCTGGAAAAGCCAAGAGATGTATCCACAAATATACCCCGGTATTAAGTGGAGTGAGAGAAAGATGCAATGGCAAGCTCCTTCTGGAGCAAGGTTGTGGATGTCATACCTAGATAGAGATGAAGACGTATTGCGCTATCAAGGTTTGGCATTTAGTTGGATTGGTTTTGATGAGTTGACGCAGTGGTCTACTCCATTTGCATGGAACTATATGCGTTCTCGCTTGCGTACTCCTGCTAGTGATTTGCCTATTTTTATGCGAGCAACAACTAACCCCGGTGGTCCCGGACATGCTTGGGTTAAGAAGATGTTTATTGATCCAGCACCGGCTGGTAAAGCTTTTTGGGCAACAGATATTGAAAGTGGAGAAACACTAAAATATCCTGTTGGACATTCTAAAGAAGGATTGCCGCTCTTTAAACGCCGGTTTATTCCGGCAATGCTGTCAGACAATCCTTATTTGTCCGATAGCGGTGATTATGAAACAATGTTGTTGTCTCTTCCAGAGCATCAAAGAAAACAATTGCTAGAAGGTAATTGGGATGTTGCTGAAGGGGCTGCATTTCCTGAGTTTAATAGGCAAGTACATGTTGTATCCCCTTTCGACATACCTAAGAGTTGGGCAAAGTTTCGTGCATGCGATTATGGTTACGGTAGTTTCAGCGCTGTTGTGTGGTTTGCCGTGTCCCCTTCTGAGCAGCTTGTGGTATATAGAGAGCTATATGTTCGAAAAATATTGGCAAAAGACCTTGCCCACATGGTATTAAGAGCAGAAGAAAATGATGGCACAATTAGATATGGCGTATTAGATAGTAGTTGTTGGCATAAAAGAGGCGATACTGGTCCCTCACTAGCAGAACAAATGATATTAGAAGGTTGCAGATGGCGACCATCAGATAGAAGTGCTGGTAGTAGGGTTAGTGGCAAGAATGAATTACATAGGCGTCTACAGTTTGATCCGTTTACAGAACAACCGCGAATGGTTATAACAAGCAATTGCACAAATCTTATAGCACAATTACCAATACTTCCATTGGATAAAAGAAATCCAGAAGATATTGATACACATGCTGAAGACCATTTGTATGACGCATTACGTTATGGAATTATGAGTAGACCTAGAAGTAGTTTGTGGGATTATGATCCTTTAGCTTCTAGAGGTTCTGGAATGAAAATTGCAGATGCTACATTTGGATATTAGGAATAAATAATGGCAGATATAATGACTGATAAGCAACTGGCCTTAGATGATATTTCTGATGGGTCTTTTGCTGTTCCAGAAGCTCAAAGCGTAATTACTTTTGTTGAACAACGATATAGCAAAGCTGAAGAAAGCAGACGTAAAGATGAAGATAGATGGCTAAGAGCTTATCGCAACTATCGTGGTATTTATAGTTCTGATGTTCAATTCACTGAAACTGAAAAATCACGAGTATTTATTAAAGTTACTAAGACAAAAGTGTTGGCTGCTTACGGGCAAATTGTAGATGTTCTTTTTTCAAATAACAAATTTCCTCTTAGTGTGGACCCATCTGTCCTTCCAGAAGGTGTTGTTGAGGCTGTTCATTTTGATCCAAAAGAAGCCGCTTCCAGTCAACCACCAGCTCCTACATCTCCAACTGAAATACCTTTTGGAGAAGAAGGAAGCGCAGCTATTGGTGAAGGATTTGGCATTGATCAATTGGAACAGTTGTTGGGATCGCTTAAAGAAGAGTTGGGGGATATTCCTAATCTCAAAGAAGGGGTTGGAAAAACACCAACATCAGCAACTTTCTATCCTGCAATGGTTGCTGCAAAGAAAATGGAAAAGAAAATTCATGACCAGCTAGATGAAAGCGGAGCAACTAAACATTTGAGAGCGGCTGCTTTTGAATGTGCTTTGTTTGGCACTGGTGTCATGAAAGGCCCATTTGCAACAAATAAAGAATATCCAAAATGGGAAGATGATGGTAAATACAACCCTGTTATCAAGACAGTGC